GCTATACAATTTTATGAAAATAGAGTTCATTTAACTTGTACAGTAGGTGATGATATATTTTTGTATGAAAGAGTTATTCCTATTTCAGAATATCCTATTGTTCCTGTACCTTATATGTATACTGGCACTCCTTACCCAATGAGTGCTGTAACACCATTAATTGGTAAACAACAAGAAATAAATAAAGCTCATCAAATTATGTTACACAATGCTAACCTAGCTTCAAATCTTAGATGGATGTATGAAGAAGGTTCTGTACCTGAAGAAGAATGGGAAAAATATTCATCTTCGCCAGGAGCTTTATTAAAATATAGACAAGGATTTTCTCCACCAACTCCTATTCAACCAGCTCCTATTAATAATGCTTTTTTTACTATTACTCAAGAAGGTAAAGGGGATGCGGAATATATAGCAGGTGTTCCTTCAGCTATGATGGGATTTACTCAACAACAATCTGAAACATATAGAGGATTGCTTGCGAACGATGAGTTTGGAACTCGTAGATTAAAAGCTTGGATGGGAAGTGTTGTAGAACCTGCTTTAGAACATTTAGGTAGATGTTTCCAAATGATGGCTCAAAATCATTATTCAGTAGAAAAAGTATTTAGGATTGTACAACCAGAAGCTGGTCAACAGCCAGATGAAGAAAAAGATGTAAGAATTAATATTCCTATTTATAATGATTATGGCAAAGCTATTTCAGTTTATAAAGATTACGCATCCGCTAGGTTTGATATAAGAATTATAGCTGGGGCTACAATGCCAATTAATAGATGGGCGTTATTAGAAGAATATTTTAGATGGTTTCAATCTGGATTGATTGATGATGTTGCTATGATAGCTGAAACAGATATAAGAAACAAAGATAAAATTATTGAAAGAAAATCAATGAACTCTCAACTTCAAGGTCAACTATCATCTTTAGAAGAAGCTATGAAAGATAAAGATGGAACTATTGAAACCTTGCAACGTCAATTAGTGCAAGCTGGTATTAAAATGAAAGTTGGAGATGCTACTAATGAAGTTAGGAAAGATGTTTTAGAAACTGAAGCTCAACAAAAACTACTTAGAGGTATGTTAAAAGCTGAGTTTAATATGATTAAAAAAGATATGCAAGAGTCTATGAAATCTAAATCTTCTGATAAAGAAGAAGAAGCAGAATAAAAATAAAAGATTAGTTGTTTTTATAATTACTTCTGCGTTAAATTGAAAAAACGAATAAAAGGATAAAATATGGCACAAGAACAAGTAAGCAACACTTCTTTTGAAGAAGTCCCTGAAAGTAAAGTCCAAGACCTTAACGACTTAGAGTCTGGAGATTTCTTTGAATCTTTAGATAATAGCGTTAACGGAGGTATATTAGATAGCGAATATTCGCAGTCAACCTCGCAAAATTTAGATGATAATACATCAGCGAGCCCCAGCGGAGTTCCAGAGCAAGGCGAAGATGCTTTGCAAAAAAGGTATAGTGATTCAAGTCGAGAAGCTAAACGCCTAAATGGCAAGCTAACCGAAATAGAACCATATATGCCAATCCTCGATGCAATGAGGGAAGACCCTAATTTAATTACTCATGTGAGAAATTATTTTGAGGGAGGTGGTCAAGCACCAGAAAGTATGGCCCAAAATATGGAACTTCCTGAAGATTTTTCATTTGACCCAGATGATGCTTTTTCTGACCCTAAGTCAGATTCAGCTAAAGTATTTGGGGCAACAGTTGATGGTATTGTTCAAAGAAGACTTAACAATGAGTTAGGGAAACAGAAAACAGAAAACCAAAGACTGGCTCGAGAAACTGCCTTTAAATCAAAAGTGGACATGACTGAGACAGAATGGTCTACTTTTGTTGATTTCGCTAAAAACAAATCTCTAGAATTGGATGATATTTACTATCTAATGAAGAGAAAAGAACGAGAGTCTAATATTGCCGATAACGCAAGAGACCAAGTTGCTACTCAGATGAGAAAAGTCCAAGAGCAACCTCGTTCATTAGCTACTGCTGGTAGTGCTCAAGTTGAACAATCTCAAGATGACCAAATATTTGACACCTTACTAGGTATTGACCAAAAACTAGATAACGTCTTTGGTTAAAAGTTAAATTTTTTAACTATTTAACAAAGACATAATTAAGAATGTTAAATAGGAGATAAGTAAAATGGCAGATTTATTCACGCTGGATGCCGTTGCTGATGTCGCTAGTGGAAGTTCTGGTTCCAGATTAGGAACTAGTCTAGATACTGGCAGTCTTCGTAGAAAATATGATTTCGGTGAAAGGGTATCTGAACTAGCAATAGCTCAAGACCCGTTCTTTCGTTTCGTATCAAAACTATCGAAAAAACCAACGGATGACCCAGAGTTTAAGTTCACAGAACGAAGAGCTTCTTTTCATAAACGATATTCATACGCTACCACTGTAAGTAATAACGGTACTACTTGGGTAGAAGATATGTCAGCTGGTTCAACAACTCAATACGATAAGTATGAAACAGCCGGTAGTGTAGTTTACGTCAAACTTGCTACAGACTATAAATCAGGCGGTAATCGTCAGAATGTATATGGTCAAAGTGGTCAAGAAATAGTAATTGGTGCTGACGGCACTCAACCAGCATTTTATATGCCAGGACAGATGTTAAAGATTAATTTCTCTGACGCTGCTGCTGGAGGTGTAAAATCATATGCTGTTATTAGTGTTGATACAGTTACGTTACAAGACGAGTCTACAAGCCCACCTACAGCTCACACTCATGGTGAAGCTGCGATTGTAAAAGCTACAGTTGTGAAAACAAAAACTGCTGGAGATGACTATTATGCTGGCCCACTTGGTGTAAATACACCAGTTGGTGACAGTACATATAATACATCTATAGCAGGTACAACCGCTTCTAATGGTTTAGAGCAATCGAGAGTATATGTAGTTGGTAATTCTCATTCACAAGGTTCTGGTTTTCCTGAAACATGGAAAGACCAACCTTTTTCAACCGCTTTTGGTCGTACCCAAATTTGGAAAACAGCTATGGCTATGGATAACACGACTCGTGCTACCGTACTGAAGTATGAACCAAATGAATACGCTCGAATTTGGAGAGAAAAGCTAATTGAACATAAATATGATATAGAACAATCTATATTGTTTGGTTCACAGTACGATTCAGGAGATGAATGGTATACTCAAGGTGCTGTTGATTTCATATCAACTTACGGTAATGTGTTTAGTTTGACTCATGCGTCAAAAACACAAGATGACTTCTTGGATGATTTGAGCAACTTCTTAGACCCACGATACAATAATGCTAACGCAACATTGTTCTTTGTGGATACGCAAACCTATAATTGGTTGCATAAACTAAGTGGTTACTTCTCAAATAATCTTGAGATTTCACCTAACCTTAGAGCCGATATGGCATTGGTAGGGCGAAAGAAGGTATTTGGAGCTGATGTTACAACTATTAGTACTCCTTTTGGAGATATGAACGTAACTCGTAATATCCATCTAGATGGTTCACCCATTAAGATTTTAGCTGTTAACATGAAATACGTTTCTTACAGACCATTGGTCGGTAATGGACTGAATCGTGACACAGCAATCTATGTTGGTGTACAGACCTTAGAAAATAGTGGCGTTGACCGTCGAGTTGACTTAATTCAGACCGAGGCCGGTATGGAGTTTCAGATGCCTGAATCCCATGCTTACTGGTCTTAATAGAGGAGATTGAATTATGGCTAATCCAATTTACGGACAAAATAAAGATGACGGCGCTGTCGATGAAGCTATAAAATCCTTTACTAGTAGAACTCATTTAATGAACACAGCTGCAAGTAGTATGGATTTAAGTGGTGAAACCGAAGGCGATAAGATTGTTGTAATAACCGCAGCTCAAAGCGATGGTACTTACTGTAGACTCCCAGAAGCGACTACATCTAATGCAGGAATGCATATTAGAGTAGTAATAGGTATTGCTGTAGCTGATGATTTCGCTGTTGGTTGTGTAACTAGTAACCTTATTGGTGGTGCAACTGCAGTAGGTGATACAAATGAAGCTGTTGGCGGAGCCGCTGACCATGCTTCTTGTATTGGTGATGTAGGTGATGGGTTTAAATCTATTAGATTTAATCTAGACACCACAGCTGCTGCTGGTGGAACTGGTGGAACTGTAATGGACTTTTACTATACTGGTCAAGCAAACTTGATTGTGTATAGTGGAAATCTAATTAGTGAAATCGACGCTCCAACACTAACTGGTCACATGGTAACAACCGTAGTAACGAGTTAGGAGTAAAGTATGGCTAAATTAGGTTCAAGAGCTAGTTATGGTGGAACAGTTGTTGAGAATATCTCAGCAGCTAAGACATTAGACCCTAGTGATTCTGGGAAAGTGTTTACACTTGACTTAGATGGAACTTTTAGCATAACCCTTCCAACTGCTGCTCAGGCAGGAGCTGGTTGGACTGCTAGGTTTATCTGTTCAGATACTGGTAGTGGTACTGTTAAGGTAATCCCAAATTCCGCTGAAGATACTTTGATTGGCATGATTGTTTCCGCAGATGGTACTGCGGCTGAATCATCCGAAACAGGAGTAGACGAGCTCACGTGGGCTTCAGGTAATGCGGCAGGAGATTGGGCAGAGTTAATATGTGATGGAAGTAACTTCTATGTTTCTGGAATGGAACATGATGCAGACCACATGACTATATCGTAAGTAATTACGATTAAATTAGGAAGGCTAACCCTCTTTTGGTTTTTTGCTTCCTTTCTTCCGAGAGAGGGTCTTCCTGATAAAAAGAGAAATTTATGGCAACAACAAATATATCTACGGAAATAGTATCAATCACAGGAGTGACAGCTCATGGAGCATCTGGTGAGTTTATAGAAAGTGCTCAAAAAGCTATTGTATCAAGTATACCAAAAGAATTATTAAAATGGGCTGGTAGTGATACTGTGCCTGGAACTCATGGTGGAGATAGTAGTCCAACAACTGTAACATTGCCTTACGCTAGTGATTCTGTTTTAGATGTTGCTAGAAATGGATTTAGTGCTGATGAAGTATCTTCTTCTATGAAAGGATTTATTGGAAATTCTGCTAGTCTTAATGCTGCTACAGAAACTTTTCCATCTTATTACATTTCAGCTGGTAATACAATAATTTGCAAACCTAACCCTTCTAATAGTGAAACTGTTATTGTAACTTATGTAGATTATGCAAATATAGATGATGATAGTGATTTAAGAAGTGCGGTTGTTTATCATTCTTGTTCTTCTGAATATAACAAATTAGCTACTGGAGTTGCCCCTAGTGCTCCAAGCTTTGGTAATGATTTAACAATAAATGCAGTTGCCCCAGCTACTCCATCAGCTCCAAGTTTTACTTATACAGATGTAAGTGTTGGTGATATTGTACAACCTCTTTTGTCAATATCTGATATGGCTAGTTTATCTGCAGCAGTTCCAGCTTATACTAAACCAACTTTTAATATACCAGTACAAAGTTTTGACATAACTCAATTTGAAACATTTTTAGAAACTGAAGAAGATATAGAATTAGCTCAAGGTCAATTAGGAAGATTGTCTCATGAACTTGGAGAATATCAAGCAAATATTGGTTTACAAACAAGTAAAATTGGACAAGATATTCAAAATGAGTTAAATGAATTTAATAAAGAAAATGTAGTTTATCAGGAAGATATTCAACGTAAAGCTCAAAATTTTCAAAAAGAAATACAAGAAGCTATTCAAAATGTTCAAAGTGATTTAAATGTAAAAAGTACTAATCTTAATAAAGATATACAAATTGCATTACAAAATG